CCATGCCATCATCCTCCAAACGGGGAACAGGTTTAGGAATAACCTTGTCTTCTTCCTTCACAATCAAACCCCTTTCTTTACAGAAAAAATTTCCTTCAACGCTTCAGCAACCAGTTTGCGCCGAATGGCTTTGCGCCGTTTGGATTCAGCAACCTTTCTTTGAACAGATTCAGGCGCACGGGATTGATACATATCCGTTTTGCGATCGTAATATTTTCCTTCCTTGGGATCGTAATAAAGAATTTGCCCGTTCCTGTATTGAAACGGCCCTTCCATCCCCGGAATTGGAGGATATTCGTTCTTGTCGATTGCTCGCATGGTGACAACGCCTTGCTTTGCATAAGCTTTGGCAATTGCAGCTTTTTTATCAGCAATACTCTTTTGCTTTGGTGTCATTGGAGCCTCAGCAACATTGAGCTTTTTAGCTGGCTTGGATTCTTTTCCACTTATTCTTGAAGCAGCCTCCAAAGCCTTTTTTGCTTTTTTAACAGCATCCATTAAAGAAGATTCGGCAGCTTTAATGCTTTCAATTGCAGAATAACTTAATTTCGCTAATTCTTGATTTGATCCAAAAGAAATAGACCCCAATGATCTATTTGCTTTATTCAAAACAACAACAAAAGAAAAACTTTCGTTGCCAAAATCGTTTATAGTTTTCTTCAATTGATCTAAATTTTTGGAATCAATGCCAGCTTCCATCACATTCATGCGATTTTCCTTTGCGGATTCGTTCCACTTCAAATCTTTCAATGTTTCTTTGTACCATTCGTTTACAACTTTTTTTATTCCACCAAGCGATTTCACAATCTCTTGTTCTGCTTTTTTGAAAGTTTCGACAGGCGATTCTTTCAAAGAAGAATTTAATTTCCTAATTTCTTGCAACGCCTTGTTAAGAGAATTCTCAGCGTCATTCATTTCATCCATAGCATGACCAATGTCGCTGCTTTTCCCTTCAATTTTTTTAGATTGCAATTGAACAGATTCAGGCTTTTTATTGCCTGCTTTTTTAAGTTGAGCGACACCGCTGGCTATCAATTTGTGAGCGGTTGGCAAATGAGTATCAAACACTTCACGCTTAACAAAATTCATAAAATCATTTCGTTCAGAACCTTCTAAAACAGGCAAAAAAGTTGCAGCTGAAGAACGAATCGTCTTATGAGCTTGTTCAAGTTGCCAATTGATGTATTCGTATTTGTTGGCCAAAGTGATTGGCGTTTCAGATTCTTCGACACGACCGGCTTTCATCACGCATTCCATCAAACCAGCAGTCGTAGCTGGTTCAGCCACAAGATCAACGGAATCAACCGCTACGATTTCTTCAATTTCTTCGACACCGTCTTGCTCATTCATTTTGGTTTTGGCTTGAGCATTGTGCGACAGGCCGATGGCTTTGGGATCGTTCTTGACCCACCATTGAAAACCTTCAGCCAACGGGTGTTTTGGGTTGTACGCCAAATCAGCGTAAATGCCATCCGATTCCATTCTGGCATTGGTCAACCTACCGAAACGGTCTTCATACGAGCGTGGTTCCGATCCGGCAGGATGGTCGATATTCACAATTGCGCCTTCGTACTTCTCAAGCGCATTCTTCATCACTTCAAGCGGGTAACGCCGTCCATTCTTGGATTCAATACCAAGAACCTTCACCCCCGGCACAACCGGGTTGTCGGTGGTTGCTTCGCCCTTCGGGAGGGCAAACGCCCGCTCATGAATCGTCTTCGTCTGGCTCATCATAATAGTAATTGACCACCTCCCTTAAAGATTCCCTTGCTTGCCTTAAAACCTCTTGCGGTTCCACAAAAATCATGCCCATACGGGCACACGCTGATTCCGCTGTTTCACCGTCGATCCAGATCATCTGTATGAATTCAGCTTCGGCAGGCGACAGCGTTCCTATTGCGTCATTTAAGTCTGTCAAAGGACGATCATTGGAATACAGCTTGGGTGGCAGACCAATTTCAATTTCAAATGCTTTCTTTTTTCGCCCATGAACTTCCCGGTACATCGAACCCCAAATCCATGCCCGTGAATATGCTCCCAGCGTAATTCCACGGGAAGGATCGTAGTTCTTCAATCCTTTGAGCATCCCCAACCAACCCGCTTGAACCAAATCTTGATACGAACTTTTGCGCCGGAATTTGCCAACAAACCTTCGTGCGAACGAATGCACCAAAGGCGAATACTTCAGGATTTCGGCATCGGTTACCGACATGGATTCCTTACAGTTCGCCCCTTCGCTGCATACTCAAGGCGATAGCAACCGCTTGTTTTTGTTCATATCCCTCATCCATCAAGAGTTTAATCTTTTCAGAAAGTTTGTCACTAGCTTCTTGTGTTTCTTTGGCTTGCAGTTTTTTCAATTCCGCTTCGATCCCGGCCAGATTGGATTTGGCGTTTGCCAATATGGATCGTGCCTCGGTTGGCTCAACGCCTTTTGGAGCGTTGGCAATCATTCGTTCAGCGTTTTTGATGATCGACCTGAATTGATCGCCGGACTTCTTCAACCGATCAATCGCTCGTTTTTGTGCAGCTTTTTCTTTTTGCGCTGCGCTGCTACGCTTGGGCATTTTAGCAAGAATGGCGTTGAATTGCGCTAATTCGTCTGGTGTTAATGCTTCATCAACGCCATCAATTTCCTGAATAGATTCGGGCAATTCTGTTTGCTGTTCGTCATTCGGCTTTTTGTATTTTTGACTCAATTCAAAATCACGACTCGCCATTTCTTCTTTTGCTTTGGCAATATTCCGCTGTTCTTCCTCAAAATTCTTGCCCGATTCAGCCGTAATGGTTTGCGGTGACCACAAGCCCATATCCATGTAAGTTTTTGCTGTTTGTGCTTCTCGATCGTAATCCCGTGCAACCAATTGCGGACCTTTGGCACGGATGACCACTTGATCCAGAACATCCCGGGGAAGCATACCAATGTTCACAGCGTGTGTAATTTGTTGCCAAATCAACGCTCGTTCAGGACGGGTGCGCCTTTCACCGACAGCTTGCCCAATCATGCGCTGCATACGCTCAAAAGTTTTGACCGCTGGCGCTTCAGCCACAAGGGCGCTGGCGTAATTGTTGTTTGATGCGTCTGTGGACATCATCGTTTCGGTGATACCAAATCGGGCAGCGATGGCCCGAAGATTAGCCGAAAGCGTTTCCACCAAATCAGCAGCGCCGATGTTCATGGCCGGGAAATCGTATTCGACATTTCCCGTGCTGGTCAGAATGGAGCCATAGCCCATGTGATTGATGGTGGTTGCCCGACCCTGAACCGGGTCAGTCACCGTGTAATCAGCAGCCGTTTGAGTCAATGCGTTGATCGCTTCGGGCGGTGAATCATTCACCTTTCTGATCACCGCAATTTTGCTTCGTGCTTTCGCAACGGCAATCATCGACTGCAACACATCCTCAGCAGCCCGAAGGTTTGATTCAACAGCGTAAATAGTGGGCAAACCACGCTTGCTGTTGGATTCGCTGTTCAATTTCAAATGCAAAATCTGATCAGCCGGAACCAGCGTTGGGGTCAGGTTTTCCCACGGCTTTTCTATGATCCAATAGCCGACAACATGGTGAATATCCTCGTCAGCGCATTTGATGCCAAATGAACTGGCTGGCGTTGTGTCATCAGCTGGTGGACGAACCAATTCAGGTTCAACGAATCGCACACGAAGCAATCCATCTTCGCCTTTGAACGAACGAAGAAAACATTCACCATCCGAATGCAACCGATAAATGACTTCGCTTTCCAGTTCAGCCATGCGGTTGTGTTCAACAAACAAATCAACCAAATCCTGAGTTCGCTTAATCAATTCGTTGCTTGATCCGTCCGTTCGTGCTTGAACAGCGTAAGTGAACCCGGTTCCCACAACATAATTGCGATGGGCGTTGATTGCAGCGATGGCGAATTCATTGTTTCGAGCAATCTGCCGGGAACGATCTCGAATGATTTTGAGTTGCCACCAGTTGATGTACAACGGCAACAATTCACCCGCCATCCGGTTATCCCGGCGGGTCAAATACTGCTGCGGGACACCGTCCATGAAGCCGTATGGGCCTGCTTCGGCAAAAAGGTCACGGGTGTCCAAATACGGGAAATAAGGCAAGGACGCATACAGGTCCATTGTCTCATGAACTTTTTTTGGCCCGGATGCGCTTTTGCCGTTCATAATGTCCCCCTACCGGAATAAATGATCAGATACGCCCGGTCACCTGTTCCGTCCAACCTTCGTTGTTTCTTAGCAAACACGCCAAATTAAACGCATCAGCCAGATCGGGACTGGCTTTTAGCCTTCGTTTGGTCATGGCTTTCGCTTCAACCATTCGCCTTTGTAGCGTATCCAATGTAAAAATGGGTTGCCTTAATTCCAACAAAAGCGCCTGTTTAATATCGTCGGGCAGCATGGCAATCGACAAACTTTCAGCGTCTGCCAAATCAGCGGACGAGAACCAAAGTTCGGAACGAAGGTTTGGAAAATCGCCCTCCCATCTCGATTTGAATGCTGAATTGATTTCTACAAAATTGTAACGGTCTGTCGCTTTGCCTCGCATATCAACCAAGCCAGCACCTAAACCGGCAGCGTCAATCAACACGGGAATTTGTTTGGCTGGTTGGCCTTTAGTTTGATACTGGATGCACAATTCTTTGAGCCGATCCGCTGTTTGATTCAAGCTCCAACCTCGATGCGATTCCATGTGGATAATGCACATTCCTTTGCGTATCGCAATCGCTGTTCGATCATCGCCAAACCGGGCTGGGTCGCAACCGATTTGAACAAGCCATTCCGGGTTGAGCGGTATCGGTTGTTGAATAAATTCAAGCGCACGATCCGACCAAACCGAAGCGACAGAGCGGGATGGCCAACGGCCCAGAATCTGTGTTTCAAACAGCGGTGATTCCGCTTCGTAATATTTTCCTTCCCACAAAAATGCTGTGGGTGGCAATTGCTCATCCGCTTCAATTCGTCGGCATTCGTTGTAAACCCGTGCTGACACGGTTGCCCGTGTGATTGCGCCGGGAATGACTTCTTCCCCACGCTTCACATTGGGATGTTCAAGCGCACTCATTTCAATGACCGTGTGCTTGCCCGATTGCTCCGCAAGGTACGCTGGGCACGATTGATCATAAGGATTGTAAATCGCCAGAAAATAATGCCCCGGCCTTCCAAGCTCAACCATCGTTTCAGCACGATCCCAAAACGAAACATCCACACCAGCAGCTTCGTCGAACACAATCATAATGTTGGGCATATGCGCCCCTTGAAACGCATCGCCTTTAGATGCGGTGAATCCATGCACCCAATGATCTGGCGAAGATTCCAGCCGTGTTGCTTTCGGTAAAAAATTTGGATCGTCGTGCTTTATGCGCCTCAATTCACGAAACAAAAGGTCTTTCACCTGACGAGCAACCGGAGCGGTTGCAAGGCAAATGGAAGGATCATAACGATCATAAAACCAGCTGCAAGCGACAGCGGTAATG